TCAGTCAGATAATGGTTAACTGTGTAACCTTCTGGGATTGAACCGTTATGCCGTAGGGCGTTGATGTCGTTGTCAGCAGTATTTGTGCGAAGTTCAGTATCTAGCAAACGAGTTGCCACAAACTGAAGATCAGCAGGAACCACCAACTTGCGAGGCTTGGCTGCTATTAACAGACCACGCTCGTCAGTCCAACCAGCAATCTGAATGACCGCAGCTTCTAAAGAAGTTTCGTTCAAATCAGCGCCAGTAGCTGGCTCATTAGAGTTAGTACCACCAGACACCAAAGGGTGTGCAGTAGAACAAAGCTCTACACCATCGCCATAAGTAGTTCCCGAATCGAACGCACTGTTCAATATCGTAGCTGCCTTAACCTGCTTAGTGTAAGCCATTGCGCGTGCTAATGCTTTGGTATACCGCGCAGACAGAGAATCGTACAGGTTGTCCTCAATAGCTTCTTCAGTTACTGAGAATCCCATAGAAATCGTCTCGTGGTTATACCGAGCAGTAAACGCTTCTTGGGCGTTATCGTAAGCTATAGCAGCGCCTTCGTTTTTAACTGGGGCAGCTCCAAAGCCAGATAACTTGGTTTCTTCTTCAAAAGAACGCTCTGAGCTTTCAGTCTCGAAAATCTCAGCATGTTCTTCACCATACTTTTGATACTCCATACCAAATAAGGCATTTAGGCCCGGAAGGAGTTCTTTGAGTAGTTGTGCTCTTGAAATAGCCATGTCTCAATGCTCCTTAGATTCCGGTCTTATTAGTGTATGAATGCGAATCTGGGTTAAATTTAACCAACAAATCCGTAAAATCATCACCAATAGATGATTCTGGGCTGTCAACAAAATCAACGATTCTGAAGGCAAAACCAGAGGTTACAGCAGTCGTAGCCGATACAGCACTAGTAGAATTACCAGTAGTGGTACTTCCAGTGTTGGTAGACTGAACAGCTGCCAAGTGAACATTTTGACCCAAATCTGCCTGAGTAACAGCGCCATCGGCCTGTACTTGGAAGACCACATCAGGGTCATCAACAATATACGCCATAGCGTCAGAGGCTACAGTGCTGGCGGGCCAGTACTGACTGAACTGCTTTTGGCTATTGTTGGGGTCTGTGTAGGTACAACCGACAAATACGCCGACAGTACCTGCTGGAAATGGAGTTGAGTTATCTCCATTTGTCGTCACGATTTCAATAGTACCTCCAGCTACAATGGATACAATAGACCCATTGAAGATATTAGTACCATAACCGGACGCTATCTTTATCTGACGAGTAGAACCAGCGTAAGGCTGTCCTCCTATCAGATTTACGGCTTTTAGACCGTAAGGGGTAGCAGAAGATGCCATGATAGACTCCTAATTAATCTTTACGAAAGGAGACCGTTGATTTCCTATCATTAAATATAGGCATACGAGGGTCACTTTCGCGCATTAAGTTGTTGTCAACAGAACGCATTTGAGCAGCAGTTTGCTGCTTGTAATAATCATTACGTTCCTTGACAAGTTCTTCAGGAGCTTTGCAAAGCATTAGTCCACCTATAATAATATTGTCCTTAAACCTGTCATCAACGACAGCATCAGAAAATATCTCAGGGTGAGCATTTGTTTTTACTGGCTCCCAACCTTCACGTAATTTGGAAGAAACATTAGTAGCGTCTGGAACGCCTCTTGTGGCAATACGTATCCAGCGATAGGCATACCCTTCTTCAGGCGTTGGGTTAGGCAATGTATCGGGCCTGTTCCAAGCCTTTTTACGAGTATCATTTTCTCTCTTTTCGCTATCTCTGGACTTCTGTAGTTTATTATCAGCCATTTTGTTTCCTCGCTAATTCAGCAACCTGTTTGGCGTATTGTTCCAAGGGAACCCCAAGTCTTTTCGCAACAGCTATTTGTGATTGCTTTAATTTCACCTTTTTAGGTGAAGTGCTCCGCGTAGCGGGTGCAACCACATTGCTTGGTTTTTGCTTGGGAGCCTCCTCTGGCTCATCTTCTATCCCTTCATCAAATTGATCGGGGAATATTTGTCGCATACGAGAGTTTATCCTCTCGTAGTATTCGTCCGATTGAGGGCTTACACCCTCTTTCGTCAATTTCGTATGCAAACCTAGAGCAAACGCGGTCATTTCATCGTCAGACCCAAACCAAGGATTTTTAGTCCTCCATGCTTCAGCCTTTTCGTCTCGCTGCGGTTGTTCTGGCGCAAGTTGTTGTGATTGAACATTATTTTCATTATTTTGTAAAGTAGTTTGGTTATTTGCAGGTATTTCCCGCTGTTTCATACCATTAACTTTATCTAAACGTATTTGAGCAGCGTTTAACAGTGTTTGTGCCTGTAGCACCGCATCTGGCTCTCCTGCTTCATACGCTTCTTTGTATTGCTTTTGAGCGACAGCAAGCTCAGACTCAACCTGTTTCTTAGCAGACTCAATCAAAGCATTGTGGTTCTGTGCTCCTTTAGCGTTAAGTTCTTGATTTTGCTCGATAAGTTTTTGAGCATACGCTATTGCTTCTTCACGTTCACGAACAGCTTGTTCTTTGGCCCTTCGCTCATCGTGGTATCCCTTACTAAAATGTTGAATACGTTTTTTAACTTTATCCGAATAGTTTTCTAACTCTTCGTTGGTCACCTCTTCAGGAGGTTCAGAAGGCGTGCGCCCTCTGTCAGCGGGAGGTGTATCATCCTCTACTTCTATTTCAACTTCACTCTTTTCGGCTGCTTCCTTTTTATCGGGCTTCCCTATGGTTTCACGCCCTACCGCATCCTCTACTTCTATATTAGTATCTACCACTTCTTCTTCCTTTACCTCTACTTCCTGTAGTTTTTCATCCTTTTCTGGGTCAGGAAACTCAAATTCTACTTGTTGCATTGGCATAATTTACTCCTTACGCACGAGTCAGTTTACTCGGATCGTCAATTACGGCTTCAATCGAGTCGTCATTCATAATGCGATACTCAACATCACCCACTCTAAGTCTAGTGCCTGTGTTTGCTCGGAATACTACGTAATCTCCTTCCTTACACCACGGGCCACTAGGGAAACGTTCTTTATCCTTATAGGCTTCATCCCCCATATCACAGACAACGCCTGTCATCTGGAGAATGTTTTCTTCCCTGATTGTTTGACTTGCTTTCGCAATACCACTATCAAACGTATCTTCTGCGTTAGATAAGGCCACCATAACCCTATAACCAACAGGCTTGGGAACATGTTTGTCTAAGACTACTTCTTTCTGCTTTTCAAACTCTTGTTCCGCTATCTTCTTCTTTCGCTTGGCTTCAATAGCCGTCATTTCAATCGCTTCAGGCATCGTCATCTTCCATATAAGTACGCGAGAGGTCTTGTATTTCTCTGCGTGCGGTAGCTAGACCCCGTATCACTCCGCACGATTCCTTATATTCGGCGTAGTCTTGAGCACTACCACCGCTAACGAATTCTTCCTGTTGTTTCTGTAACTCAGTTAATTTCTCTTCTAGCACGTCAAAGACGGTCTTTGCCATTATTTATTACTCTTTTTTAGTTTTGTCAGTTTTGGCGAGGTCAATTATAGTTTTAGCCTCTTCTAAGTTCTGTTTTGCATCAGCCTGTTCTGTCATAGACGCAATACGAGAGGCTTCGATAGCCGCAGTATTCTTAGCTTTCTGCGTATCTAACTCTAATCTTGCCGCGTCAAGCATCGTATCTGCTTCATCTTTAGCCGCTTTGCGTTGTTGTTCCTGTGCTTTAAGCTGCAATTCGGCTTGCTTCATCTGGAATACAGGGTCTTGTGCCTGTTGCTGTTGAGCCGCTTGTGCCGCTTGCTGTTGTTTCTGAGCAGTAAGCTGTGAACTTGCTGAAGCCATAGCCTGTGAAAGAAGTTTCTCTGCCTGTTCTGGCATTTCGTCTTCCATAGCAGGTAGTTCTACACCGAGTTGCGCTTCCATCTGCTGTCTGTACAAAAATGCCATGTGTTCTCCAATGTGCGCTTTTATAGCACCCACAATCTGTTGCCCCGTGGGGCTTTGCTGTATAAACGCAGCTATCTGTGGGTCTTGCAGGAACGCTTCATGCACAGCAATATGGGCTTCATGGTCTTGATATATAAAGGCTTTTACTGGTTTGCCCATTAATATGTCCATATTTTCAGATACTGGATCAGCAGGTTCTACATCATCTGAGGTCGGTACTAATTTATCTGCGTTCTTAATACCCAACACTTCGATCATCTGCCTGTGTAACTGAGGCAAGTCATATATTTGTGGACTAGCTTGTGCCATTTGAAGCACTGTTTGGTACTGCACCACACGCTGTGCCATTGTACTGCTGTTAGGGTCACTGACAGGAATAACTTCCACAGTGTCGTAATCCGCACGTCTAGCACGAGGCTCTGCACGATTGGGTACATACATGTACTCTTCGGGAGCATACTCAGCAATCAAAGCTCTAAGTAATTTAAACTCCTGCTTCATCGCATAGTGCACACGAGACTGCACGGCTGCCATTGGCTTTAACGTGCGTTCCAAAATAGCTAGTGTAGTTCCAACCGGAGCGTTAGCACTCATGTCCGATATATTCATATCAGAGATAGCGCCAAGTCTCCTACCTTCTTCTGTTATCTGTTGTAGTAAAGCAAGTAGTGTTTGACTTGGCTCCTTATAAGGAAGCGTCATTAAATTGTCTTTTATACTGCCACTTGGCACGTCTACGTCACGAAACTCTCCCGGCCCTATCGGAGTATCGTCTCCTTTAACCCTTAAACCGCGAGACTTCAACCCTCCGGGCAAGTTTGCCAATGTACCAGCGTCAACTAATTGACGGATAATTGAAGTTCCTGCTTTGGCATAACCACCAATAATATGAATTAAACCAAGACCATAGAAGCCAAATCCGGGCACATAAGAGTAATGGACAAAATGTTGACGCTTGAGTGTCAAAGGATCGTCAGGGTTCCAGTTACGCCTTATAGACAGTACCTCTCCTGTTCCTTGTTCTATACTAACCACATAAGGTTTAGCTATCTGTAGAGAGTCTTCGTCTTCCTGATCCACTCCATCAATAACAAGATCAGCATGAATCTCTAATATGGTGTACCGATCATCTGTATTAAGTGTGTAACCACCTTCTTCAGCTTTCTTCTCTTCAATATCCGTGTGGTAGTAAACAGGCTCACCTAATTCGAGTTCTCGATAAAAGCCAGCCGCTTGCAGCTTGATAAGTTCGTTTTTGGTTTTACGCATTACGTGTGTAACACGTTCAGCAGTCTCTATGTTAGAAGCGCCATAAGGCACAATTACATCCTCCGCAGGAATGTACATAGCGACCTGTCGCCCAAGATTGGGGTCATAGTACACTTTTTTAAATGCAGACCCTGCAAGACCAAGACTGTAAAGTAGACGTTCGTGCTCCGGGCGATACTCCATCATCACCTCAGTAAGCTCGTAGTTCATGTCTGTTTGGACACGCGATGCTGCATCCTCTTTTTCCTTGGTGACTTCACCAAGTATCTTGGTCTTGACAGGGCCAGCAGCGGGAAACGTTTCACTCATCGCTTCAGCTTGGAAACGAATAGCGGCTTCTGCCAATACATTACTGTAGACTCCACAGGCTTCTTCCCACGGTTCTACACGTTCTTCATACTTAAAACCTAATACATCCAACCCTTTGACAAAGGTATCTGCCCATTCCTTACGGCTTGATGTGTCTCCTTCAACATGACCCACAAGTTCAGAAGATATGCCTACTAGATCAGCATCATCCAAGTATTCGGCAAGGTTGGCATCAAATGGCGCTCCCATAGTCTCTTCAAGACCTTCTTCAGGAACCAATGTAATTTCGACAGACCCATCATCTAAAGTCACCATATCAGGGTTTACAATCCCAATCTCCATCGTTGACTCTTCAGCCTCTATTCCTTCAGGGGTCTGATATAAACTTTTCTCAATAGCCATTAGTAGTACCCGCCTCTACGTTGCTTAAAGTATTGCACTTCATCCGGTTCGTCTGTGGGTAATCGTATGAACCCACCTTGCCTAAACCGCATGAGCGCCATTACAGTCGAGTCCACCAAGTCATCATTAGGCATGAACGGGAACCCCGCTACTTCTTCCACAAGTTCTTCTGCCCAACGTGTTTGAGGAACCCACGTTAATCCTGACTTTATTATATCGGCAACAGAGTTCAATCGCGCCATTTTATCGCCTGAACCTCTGTGAGGTGTGTATTCTTGCACAACCAGCCCCATTCTGCGAAATTCTTGGTATAAAGGTGTGCCACTTCCCTTCTTCTCCACAATAAACGCATCCGGTTCCCACTCCATGTACTCGTTATAGGACAACTCTTTGAGTTCAGGAAACTCTAACCGTTCCTTGATGGAGTTCAACAGGATTATCTCGTACCTGCCTTCCTCATCGTTATGGAACACGCCCCACGTAGTTATCGCTGTATAGTCAGCACGGTTATGTTTCTCGGCTGCGGCATCCAGAGACATAATCAAATACTCACACTGCGGCGGGTTCTCATCTTTCCATTCCTTCCACCACTCCCGTTTTACCAGAGCAGCCTCTTCTGCGGTGGGCGTTTGCTGATACTGGGCGTTCCACTGGAACAGCGGCATGGAAGCCTTGGTACGGTGAAGTGCATCAAGGTTAAAGAACTCAGGCCAC